GTCTTCGGTTCTTCGTCTCCTCGCTCGCCCTTGATGATCTTCTCCAACCATTCTTCATCGTCCTCGTCTCCACGCATTGTATCGACCAGAGCTGTGACCAGGTGGTTCACGATCAGTGTGGAAACATACGCAAGTCCGGCAGAGAAAAGCGCCTGCGACGCCGCCTTGGACGGATTGTTCTTCGCCTGTACAATCGCCGTCCTTACCATGTTGTATGCCTTGAACGGTTCATTCATGAAAGATACAGTCGTTTTTACAGCCGTGTCCGGATTACGCATAATCTGGCTTCTGTGGAGAACGCTGTCCACAACTTGTGTGCGGTCAATAATCTCGCTAAAGCGCTTGCCAACCGCAGTATAGTATTCGTCGCTTCCTACGGAGAGGTCGTCCCGTTTGTCACGGATCTCCATCTCAGCCGCCACCCATAGGCGCTTCCATGTGATCTCGTCCATCTTGCCGGCCGCCCACATGGTATAGTCTGAAAGATTCTTGGTGCCAAGGATAACTTCTTTCATTTGCTTGCCGGTATCCATGCTGAAATAGCCCCAGCTTTTCCATTGCGCGATCGGCGCGTACTTGTAGATGGTCTCGATGTCCGCGCTGCTCTTGTGTGTCATGGCCTGCGCCAGATACTTCGGATTGATGACCGCCTGAGCTCTCAGCATAGCCGTCGGCTGTTGAAGAATGACTCTAAGATTCAAGCCGAGCCTTGCTTGCTTATACCTGGAGATCATTTCGTTTATAAATTGGCTGCCACCGTTCCATCGACCGCCGCCATTGATGTCCGTCATGAGCTTCTTGAAGTAGCCTGTCGCCCGGACACCAAATTTCTTTTCGATGGACTGCTTCACACTTCCATCCGTCGTCTTGTAATTGTAGACGCGCTGAATATCGGTCAGGGGAATCACAAACGCATTGTAGCTACTCATTTGATCCACTTGCCTCGTGTATACGTCGAACACGTCCTCAATGATGATCGGGTTTGTTGCGTTTTTAATGCGCGCTTTCGTGACACCCATGTTCTTCAGCGTTGCGTCCGTCGTTTCGCCGAACACATCTTTCAGGTAGTTTTGGTCGGAAACGATCGGGAAGTAATTCTCGATACCAAACTTCTTGTAGCCGTAGAGGATAAGGGAGACCTGATTTCCCCACTCCGCCGTGTAGTCTGTAAAGAACTTGCTGATTCCGTCCGCAATCTTTTTCTGTTCCGGAGTCATGCTCTTCAAAATGTCCGCCACGTCCTCCGGCGTAACCTTTGCCACCTCATACGTTCTCGTAACTTTCGGACGACCGCCCTTGCCCCGTTTCGCCACAACCGGCGCGGGTTTGATGCCGCCGTTATAAATGTGGTTCTGTGCGTCCGGCTGTCTGTTCAACAGATAGAGACTCATGACCTGCGCCGGCGTAAGGCGAATGGTTTTGCCGCTCTGCAGCTTAAACTCCTTTGCAACTGCCTTCCGGTCACTTAGAGACTTGATGTCAACACCTTTCGTCAGGCTCGCAATGTAATCCTGCGACTGCGCTACAAGTCGAATCTTCTGGTCAAAGCCATCGCGGATAGAAGAGAACAGATCATTCATGGTATCGCCGAGCTGAATGAAATAATCCTGCGGATTAAGCATATCCATGTTCACGGTATTTGCCACAAACTGTGCAACCGCATTCCGCTCTTGGTACTCTTTGTCTGTCGCGTTCTCGTCCATGACGTCCCAGGCGATAGAAGAGATCTCCGCGTTCTTGCCCTCCACCATGATACGGTTATAGCTGTAGATAGATCGCTCGACCGCAAGTGTAACGCGGTACAGGGATTCGAGATCGCGCACACCCAACTCAGATAAAGAAATCGTACCATCCGTTCCAAGCGCTTCGAGCACCGCGTCGATGTTGTCGAACAAATCGGGATCAACTACCATCTCAACGTCGCTCTCGTTGCTGGCGATTTTTCGGTATTCTTTCTGCAAGTTGAGGAGTCGATTTATCGTCTTTTCCTGCTGGCGGTTTGTGGTGAGATCCAGAGACGCAAGAAACTCAGATACAACGCTCCGCATACTTTCCGGAACGTGGCTCGTCTCGGTAGGCTTGAGCAGCATCTTAGAGATTTTCTCGACGTGCTTGTTGATCTTGTCTTTCAGAACGGATGTCTTCCGGCGATCGCTCACCCGCGCCTCTTTCTCCTGGTAGTGCTCTTTGACCTTTTTGACGGCCTCGACGCGCTTTTTCTTTTCCTTTGCCTGCGTCAGCTTGACCTTTTCCCGGTTCTTCTCAATCAGCTCCGCGATGCGCTTGTTTTTCTGCTCACGCAGCGCTTCAAGCTTCTTCGCGTCCTTGATGACCTGCTGTGTCAGTTTTCGCTCCGCCTTATCCGCGAATGTCGGTCTCGCCTGCGGCAGCTCATAGAAGCGTTCCATGATGTCGTTGGCAAGCCACGTTGCGTTCTCGCGCATATTGTGAGAGAACGGATTGGCTTCGTAAGGCCGAAGTTCCTCCAACACTTCTTCAATGTGGAGAAGTTGATCGGCGGGATTAGTGTACTCTTCCTCGCTGAAAAACTCCGGATACATACCTGCAAGCTCTTGATAAGCAACGTCCACAGGTAGACCGTCGTTCTTGATCTTGATACGCCCCATGTTTGCCTTGCGGAACTCGTTCAAGCTCTCGTAGCCGCCGAGATCGCGCTCGTAGCGGCGATCAAAAGAGATCCCGGTGTTGCGGAGATAAGCGCGAAGCGAGCTGTACTCCTGGTACATTTCATCGTGCACGACGCTCGCGCCTTCCAGAACGTCCACAGCAATTTTGTATGCGCGGCTGTACGCCTCGTCCCACGCAGGCGTCTCGCCGTTTTCGCCGTTTGCGATGTAGGTGTACAGTTTGTCAAGAGACTCGTGAACCTCGTCGATGTCCGTATCGCTCTGATAGTCTTTCAGCAGAGAGCGCGTGAATTTGTCCAAAGCCTTTTTGTCAACCTTGGCAAACTCGGTCGTCTTGAACTGCTCTTTCAGCCCCGCGATGACTTCGCGTAGTTGCTCGTTCTGTTTGAGAAGATTAGTCTGTCCTTTGAGGGAGAACTGTGCTTCCTGCTGTTTTTTGCCGTCAAGCACGGACTTTTCCTGCAACAACCGCACGAACTCAATGTAGTGCTGTGCCGTAAACTTGTCATATCGACCTCCGTAGTTACTCTGGCTCTGTTCGCCGTTTGCCGTGAAATTCACCCAGCGCACGAACTTATCAACGAACCGAGCAAAGACTTCCTTCGCATCCATCGTGTAGCCGCTGTGGAGGTCGGCGGCGTCCGTGAGGGAGTCTTTGAATTTATCGAAGTTTTCGACCCATTGCCTTACATCCGAATCTGTCAAACTGCTGCGCCCGATGCCGCTTGTCAGTTCGCTGGACAAACCGACGTCTCGCGCCCATTGATAATCCAGATAATGTCCCATCTCGTGTGCCACGGTGTTGGGCGCGTTGTACTTCACGCGTATTTTTCTCTGGCTGTCGTAGTAAACGCCGTTGACGCTGCTTCGGTTGGAATCTGGCTGATGTACAAACTCAAAGTTCAAGCCGGAGTAGTCAATGTGGGTATCAAGCGCCAGCATCGTCCGCATGATGTACTTGCGCTGCCAACCGTCGCTGTCGCCCGTGATTTCTCCGACGAGCTGATCTAAGTCTTCGTTGCTGACTGTGGATCGAGTGAGTATGTTGGAGTTTTCGATGCCCGTCCACTTGTTCCAATCTGCAACGCCGGAGTTGAATCTCTGAGACGTCTCGCGCGCTTTTGCGGTATAGCGTGCCCAACTGCTCAACTTCTTGTTAAGCTCAGACTGAGTAAGCCCCAACTCTTCAGCCGCGCCTCTTGTGTGGGCAAACATGATTACTTTCGCTCTGGCTTTGTTGACTGCATCCCGGTTTTTGCTTGTGATCTTCTGAGTCGCCGTTTCGTATGCGGCCTTCGCGTCTTCAATCTGTTTCGGCGCATAGAACCGCTCGTCCTGCGCGCGCACACTTTCGGACACGTTCAAGCGTTTCGGCTTGTTGTCCTGCTGCTGTTTTCCGGTCAACGTGCCAGCCAGATACGCCTCCAGTATGTCGGTGGTGACGAAGTCTTCGTCCATAAGACCCTGTATCTTGTTGAGATACTTTTCCTGAAGCGACCACTCGTTGTCAACGATCATTGCCACGGCGTCTACGCCTTCGCCCTTTAGCCACTCGTCGCCGTTCTTGTACTCACCATCAAACCACTCTTTAACCTCGCCCAGCACAAAAGCACGATGCACCATATCTTTAGCCTGCTGCATGGTCATAGACTGATTGATTTCATCCTGCAACGCTTGACTTTTCAACGAATACTGTGCATCGTCTTGCAATGCTTCGCGGCTGTCGTCAATACGATTTTCGATTTTGAAAGTATTGACTTTTTTGTTAAACCGTGCTACGTTCTTTTTGAGAGCAGAGTCTGAGATACTGTTGCGGAATTGGACCGCAGGGGTCCCTCGCAGATTCTGCTCTTTGTCTATATAGAGCATTCTGTCATTTTCTGCCGCAGTTCTCACATAGTCGGGAGCTGTGGTTTTGTCGTATATGGACAAGAGCGCGTGTGTTCGCCGCGGCGTTCTACCCTCTATGCTTTTCGTAGAGTATAGCTCGATTACTCCAAACAAAGGCTCTTCGATGCCATCCGCTCGCAATATCATAGCAAGTCTGAGATTTTTTCTTTTCCCACTTTTATCCGCGTCCATAATTACAAGAGGAGTCGCAACCGACTCTATTGCGCTTGCATATCCGGATACGCCCATGTTGTGATAATCGTCTCCCGCTCCCTCGCGGAACATGTTTTCTTTGATGGCTGTCTTTTTGCTGACCATCGAGTTATACGCATGGCGCATGTTTACCGTGAGGTCTAATTCGCTTATGTCGAAAAGTCGAGTATAGATGTCAGGGATTGTGCCAACAGAGATTGAGTCCATGTCAAAATCAACAGCCAAATCTCTTATGCGTTGAAGCTGTGCTTGCATCTCGGCCTTTGATTTTAAGCTGTTCTGCACATCGCTGCCGCTTTCAAAGTGCCACCCAAAATCCTCCAGGCCGCCGATGAGCATATCATCAGTAAATGTTTCGTTCAAAACAATCTCGACGATATTATCTCCGACAACCGTGAAACCGTCTTCGGTTACGCCGCGCGCATAGCCGATTACCTCACCGTCCCCGTCAAGTAGCGCATCGCCTTCTTTGACATTCGCAAGCATGGCTTTGAGCTCTTCTCGCTTATTTGCAAGGTAATTCCGCCGTTCCTGACTCTGTTGCTCGACTCTGAACCTTGCGCTCTGTAACTGTTTGCGTCTGGCCTCCGCACGCTCTTCTGTGCTTCTTGCTACCCTGGGATTGCTTTCGGTCTCGCTCTCGGTGGTGCCATGCTGCACCTGAACATTCTTAATCGCGGCCTTCAACGCGTCTCTCAAGAGTTGTTCCTCGGCAGACAAGCTCTCCAGCGCAGACTCGAAACTCCTCTTGGTCTCCGCTCGCATATGGCTGCCGTTTTCGCGAAGATACCTGCGAATCCTATCGATCAGTTCGCGAATAGAGTCAATGAATCGCTGAACGACGTTCCGGCTATACTCTTTGGCTTCGGTCTCGGTCTTCCCCTCGCTTTTTGCCTCGGATTCGATTTCCGTCATGATGTCCTGCAACCACGCTCTTGCTTTTGCGGGATCGTCGCCAAGAATCTCAGCCATCCTGTCTGCGGCGAGTTCCTTCATAGCCTTGTCAACCGTGAGACTAACGCCCTTGCTGGCGGAAAAGTCCTGCATCACTTCAACTTCGGATGTCCCGGTTTCCGGAGTGATGCCGGCGTTCACCACAGCGTTCATAAACACCCTGTATTCCGCTGGGGCACGCATTTCCATGATGTGACCAGACTCGTGGAAGAATGTTTTCAAGCTCTTTTCCGTGTTGTCTGCGGACAGTTCAACGCCATACGTGCCAACCCGCTGACCGTTTGCGCCGCTGGGATCGTCACCGACTGCGATTCTTGGGACGCCGGTTGTTTCTTCGCCAAGCGCTTTTGACCAATGGTCAATCAAATCAATGTCCGCACTGCTCAAATCTTTCGGGATGGCGGGAGAGTTGCGGTTGAATCCGGGATTCTCTGCGATCGTAGCCTTCATGCCGCGAGCGACGTCTCTCTGCTCGTTCACGTATCGATCCAGTTTGCCGGCGTTGAACGCCTCTCGCTGAATTGTGTTACTGAAATTAGTCTCCGCGACGGACATATTGGAAAGCCCTTGCAAATAAGGCAAGTGGAATATCGCGTTTGCTTCGTCAGAAGTCATGTCGTTTGCTTCCATGATGCTCTCAAACGCTTTCTGCCCGTTTTCTCCATAGCCGAGATTTTTAATCATCCGCCGGCCGTCCTGGATTACAGCCTTTCGGGTCACTTCAGTCGCCGCTCGCGTTCTATCCCTGACGCCAGGTTCGGGCATACCGTCGCCACGCTGCACGCCCTGCGCGGCTTCCTCCGCTTGGATTGCGCGCTCGTTTTCGACCACAGCACGCCCCAAATCTGCGTCGCTGATCTTTTTGCCGGAGTCGAGCTTTTTCTGAAGCGCCTGTGCTGTTTTGTAGGCAGAGCTATCTTTGTCAAACGTAAGCCCCTCGTCGATCAGTTCTTGAGCGTATTCCTGATACGAGCTGCCGACTTCAGCAAACTGTTTATTGTTCGCCCTGTTGTTCAGCGCGTTCAGCGCAAGCGTTGTCCCTACCTGTCCGCTGCCGAGAACACCGCCAACGGCTGCGCCCATGCCAAACTCTTTAGCCGCACGCCCAGGGTTTACAATCGCATCCTCGTCCGTCATGGAAAAGTAAGCCTTGTCTTTGTCATATACGGCCTTTTCCGTAATGCCGGAAACAATGCCCTGTAGCACTTCTTCGCGGCCTTCCTCGTACATGCTCTTAACCCATTGGTAAACCGCATTTGCGTTCCCGTTTTTCAGATTGGCAGGCAGCGTCTCAATACCGCCGCCAACCTCAATGCCGGATGTAAGCGCCGTGGAGATGATTGCCGTAATGACAGCTTGTTCTTCAGTGGCTCCGCTGGCTATAGCCTCATCATAAGACGGTCCCAAAGTCTGCGCAACGGACGTCCAGTACATCGGATTCTTCACCATTCCTGTGACGGCTGTTTTCGCCGTGCTCAAGAGTCCGGTGCTTGACGCGCTTGTGCCAAGCGTGCTGGCGCCAAGAGACGAGCCGCCAGACATGAGAGCGAGAACGGCGTTTGGAAGTGCCGCAACCACACCCGCCCCGACTTCTCCGGCAACTTGCGTTGCTTTGCCTCTGTCAGCAGTCGCTTCAGCAAGCGCTCTGTCGTTCTCATCGCCGATTCTGGAATAGTATTCATTCAGGCGAGAGAAGGGATCTTTTTCACCGAGGAAGTCTGTTGGAATAAGGAAGTCCAGCGTACTTGTTACGCCTCTGTTGAATTGTCCCATGCCGGAAAGAACGGCTTTCTCGGCGATCTCCAAGCCGGTAGCGTTCTTCTCGCGGAACTCGCCTACGCCATGCTCTGCCGCAAGTGCTTCGCGCTCCTGTTTCAGCGCCTCCAATTTATTTGTGGTGTTGGTCGTGATTTGGCTCCATCCAGGCATCAAGGTCGCGATATTGCTATTGTGCAGAAAATCGACAGTCTCGGTCAAAGACTGAATCTTTTTATCCATGCTGGCGATCTGCTCTTCCACGGCCATCTTCTCTGCAAAGCCGTACTCCGCGTCCAGCGCTTCGCGCTCCTTTTGCAGCGCCTCCAACTGCGCGAGAGCTTCGTCCCGCATTTTTGTCGGAGCCGGCATCGCGCCTACTCTGGTAATAACTCTGTCTATATCATCGAGCTTTTTTTCTGCGTCACGAATCTCGTTGTCGAGCGCGGTGTATCTCTCTTTCGCAACATACGACGGGTCAAGAGTCTCGCCAAACGTAACGGCGTTCTTGTTGCTGTTCTGTGCCTTAGGAGTTGTCGTGCTTTGATTGAGCTGATCGCTCATGGTCATGCTGTTTTCGTTGCTGACCTGAGCAAGCTGTTTCGCCAGCGTCGGCGTCTCTCTCTGTTTGCGGAGCTCATAATAACGGCGCGCGAAGTCGCTTTCGCTGGTGGACGAGGATATTTTTTTATCCTCGTCCTCCTTTTTACTACTATTGCGCTTGTTGCGAAGCTCATAATATTTTGTGGTAAAACTATCTGCCAAGATGATTCACCCCTTTTGCTGATTTAACGCAGTTGGCCGTAGATGTACTTCGGGAAGGGATCGGGGATGGAACTAAAGGGATCGAGGATGGAACTAAGGCCGGAATATAAAGTTCCGCCATTACTTTTGTTGGTGTTCCGAAACTTGCGCGTTCCGTCTTCCACGTAACTTTCAATCTCTCCGGCATCCTCCAACCGAATAAGCTCTTCCTCGTTAATCATTCCTCTACCGAGGTCTATGACGGAGTTTATGTTGATAGGAACCTCCTCTTCAACGTCCGGACTTCCGCCGATCCCAAGCTCTGCCAGAGCGTCCGTCCATTGTACAGCACCGATTTCCTTGAGCGCCGCTGCTTCTTTTTCGCTAATACCAAGCAGAGCCGCAACAGACACAACGTCGCTCCCGTATGTAGCTTTAGGCGTACCACCTCCGGTTGCTTTCGGCTTGTTAGCTTCGTTGTACAGTTTGATCCACGCGTCAGCATCCGCCTGACTGATGCCTGCCTGCGCCAGAATCGACGCATCCGGCATGATGCCGTTTGCGAGATTATCCATCGCGCGGTTATAGGCGGTTTCGCTCTCGTAGCGGCTGTCGCTCACCTGATCACGGCCTGCGTTGTAATCAAACGTCTTGTCCCATTGCGCGTCACCGACGGTGTCACGATACTGTCCGTAAGAGAAGTCACGATCATTGCGCCAGTCACCCATGGTGTCACGGTAGCGGTTGTACTGCGTCTCGTCCATCTGTTGCAGCAGGCCAAGGTCGCGCACCTGCATATCGATGTCGTCGAGATACATCTGATACGCAAGCTGTCTCAACTCAGGGATCTTGTCGCCAAGCTGTGCCGCGTAGTAGTCATTCGCCTGGTTTGCCGCCGTGATCGCATAGCTGTTCATTCCGCCGGCGTTTGTTGCAGCAGCAGCAAGCGTGTCGTTCATGGAACGATTCCCCTCGCGGTTATATATTTCTCTGTACTGCTGATAAACCGGATCGAGCTCGGCGTCATAGGAGAAAGCATCGCGGTTGAGGATCTGATTCAGCAGATCATCGATTCTCGTGTCCTGCTCCGGCGCGACAGGCGCAGAGGGGACAACGAAATTGTCTGCCGTGCCGCTCCAATACCCGGTAGCAGGATCGTAAGTTACGCCGTCGCCAAGCGTGGAAGCAAGCTGTTTGTTCTGTGCTTCAAGCGCTTTTTTTGTGGCGTCATCGGCAGTCCACCATTGGAGGGAGTTCTGGTTCATCTGATCCCGGATGGAAGTTTGCCCCAGCGTGTTTACGCCGACCGCATTGGCCGATCCGGTAAACCCGCTCGGCGGACTGAGATAGCTGGAATAATTGTTTGTTACGTCCGCGCCCCACTTGTTTTCTCCGCGAGCGTTCAGATCGTTGATCTTTTCGTTTCTTGTCTGCTCATATTCGGCAGCAGCCCTGTAATCTCCGGCAGCGACTGCCGCATTTATGAGCGCCTGATAATCGGTATCTTTGTTGTATGCCATCGTTTACCTCCTCACTATTTACACATCGCTCCCAGCGAAAAACTCGCGGACGAATGTGCGAATTATGCACGCTCCTTTTCCGGATAGCCGGATTTCAACGCTGTCGCATCGGGCAGGGAGAATCGGAACGGTGATCGTCCGCGCTCTTTCGTTGTGTGTGGTGTAAACCTTGCTCCACTTTTGCGCCCTGTCTCGCTTGACTTCAACGGACAGCCACGCTCCGGCCGCAAGCTCTAACCTCATGTGAAATCGGGAATAGCCTTTTCGCTCGTTAATCATTTCCGTGAATGGGCAGAATGTCGCGCTCCATTCGATATCTGACTTGTCGCCGTCCATGTCGATCCGGTACAAGTGACGATCCGCAGAAAGCAGATACATTTTCCCGTTGTGGAACGCCATGTCCACGCAATGCATATCGTCTTCTTTCAGCCAGACGCCGCGCATGACATCGTAAACGTACAAGCCCCAATCGTTGCCGCGCCGCATGGAAATGTAATAACGCTCGCCATCCGACTCCGCGCAAGCCTCTGCGAATCGCGCCGTTCCGAACTTGGCGCTTATCAGCTCCGGCACGCCGCCTGCATAGGCGTACACCCCATTGACGCCCTTGTAGAACAGCGTTTCGTTTATGATGCGTAGGCTGCGCTCACAACCGCTCTGCACACCAAACACCTGACTCGTGACGATCTGGTAGTTGCTTGGCTTCGAGCCATACAGTTTGTGAAGCGTGTTTTCTTTGAAGAAGCAGACATACGAAGAGAAGGGTATGCATCCGGTGAACTCGCCGTCCGTGCCTACGTCTATCCAGTAGCTCGCATCCGACAAGCCCGTGTCGTAATAGTAGAAGTTGAACGGATCGCCGTACTTGCTGCCGAAGATCGTCTTTCCCTTTGTGCCCCACAAGCGGTAGTTGCTCTCGCAAATGAAGTCAAGGTCCGGAACGTTTCGCTTGATCGTTACCGTGCCTGCTTCTGTCGCTTCGGCAAACGTGTTTGCGTAGAACGTCAGCGTTTTGTCCGTAGCGCCTCTTATGATCGCCGTGTTCTCCAGCCCCCGGTTGTTCTCTGCGGTTGCACACCCGGAGATCGTAACCGTGTCACCGACGCGGAAGTGAAAAGTGCCTGTCGTTGTGATCGTGGAGTCGGTGAACACAAGTCCGGTGCCGGTGAATGTTTCTTCCATGAGACCAAATTCGCCGACATCGTGTTCGCTTTGCGGAACCCTGTAATACTTTTTGTCAGGGAAGATAATAATATAATTGCCGATAGTGGCAATCTGTTTGCGTTCTGTGCTTACCTGTCCAACTACGTTGCCGTCGTAGATCGCGTCCGTTCCGTCGATGACAAACAGCCCGTCCTTCGTATGAAGCGCTGTGGGCGCTTCATAGTCGCCCACAGCCGTTCTCGCGAAGCGTTGGGAGATGCAAGGTGCCAACGCGGAAGAAAGGTTCGTACAGTCGCTCAATTCGCCGTCTGCATAGCCTTCGCTCATGTTCAGGCCTTGAAAGTCGATAATGTACTTTTTGGAATTTTGGGAGCCCTCGCTCAGAAAAGGAAGCATTGCATCACCCCATTACTTTTACAGGATATGTGACAGGCCGGTGATTCTGGATGTACCATGCCTTGTACTGTTCCAGCCGTTCCGTGAACATCAGAACAGAGTTGTTATAGTTGCTGTATTCCTTGTTGTAGAAGTCGATCATCGCGGACACATACAGCCCGTAGATGTCATCAAACGGCGACTGAACAAGCAGCGGAGTGCTTGCGTCGTCGGGCAGCCTGTAGCACACCGGCTCTTCCATCTGCATGACTTCCAGACTAATCATGCCTTCGAGCGTATTGATCCATGTGTATTTCGCGCTTTCGGGATATACGTTGGGCTTTACGCTGTCAACATATTCGATAACGCCGTTCATAGTCGCCATGCAATCACTCCTTTTTCAGGTTCATCAGCATCGCCCAAACCTCGGCTCTCGTCACCGGATCTTCCGGTCTCGTTCCGTCGGACACGTCGTTCTCGATAGCCCACCGCTGCGCGTCGGCATACCACTTGTTCGGCTCGACGTATTTAACACCGGTGCCCTCGCACAGTCCTTTTGCGATTGCCTCGCCAAGAACCGCCGCGTTGTCGATGATCCACCGCGCTTCGTCTTCGTTGTCGTGGAAAGCGCACTCGATGTAAATGCACTTGCAAGCGCTTTGGACGATCTCGTAAAACCCCTGCGTATGCACGCCGTACTGCGATGGAACCGGCACAACGCTGTTCAGCGCATTGAACACAGGCGTTGCAAGCGCCATATGCGCCTTCGTGTTGGAATAGACGAACACAATCGGGCCCCTGCCGCCTCCGGCGTTTGTGTGGATCGGAACATGAATGTCCGCGCCCCAGGCGTTGCTTTCCGCTACGTTCTCTACATAGCCCTGACCCTCCGGGCCTTTTTTTACTTCAAAACCGCACCGCTCAAGCGCCAGCTTGCAGTATTCCGCAATTCTGTTGCACTGCACCTGCTCGTTTGTATTGCCGGCGGAGTAAGTGTTCGCCGGCTGCGAGCTCGGAGATAGATAGATTTTCATCGATTCCCCTCCTGTCGTTTGTTATTTTTCTACGCTCTTCTCGGTCTGTGTACCGAAATAGAAACTGACCACCGCTGTCACGATATACATGACGCTCTCTGCGTTGACGATGCCTTTCAGCGCAAGGACAGCCCACACAGCGATCACGGTCATGGTCACGATAGATTTAATGCAGAGAAGATTCGCCAGTCTTTTTTTCAGGTTATCCATGTTTTTATCCTCCTTAAAGTCCGATTTTTCCAAGCAGGAAAGCGATCACAGCGCCGACAACCAGTCCGATAATTGTGTTCACAACGCTGTCCCATCGCTTTACTGGCTTGCTTTCCAAATCGTCCACTTTACTTGTGATAGTGTTTACGCTTTTGTTCATTGTTTTCAACTGTTCTGCCATAACAGCCACAGCGGTCGTGAGCTCCTCAAGGGTCTTGTGCTTTTCCTCAAGTTTCTTGATGCGCCCCTCGTTTCGATGTGACCGGTCTGTCGTTTCCTGTAGTTTTAGGGCGAGCTGTTCTGCATCCATATATGCGCCCCCTCCTTTTTGTGTTATCAGTTGCACATGTTCCAGGTTGTGCCGCTGTCGATGTAGGGCGTGTACAAATCCCAGCCCGTCCCGTTGTCGATATAAACTTGGTATGCGTCAAAACCGCTACCATTATCAATGTAAACAAGACCCGCACCACCGGTAACAGTAATGGCTTTAGAGGTAGTGTCGTAGAAATGAGCATAATGGAGCGTTGATTTCGCGGAGTTTGAGAAAATCCAAAAATAATATTTTGTGTTCGGCAATAACAGAATATCGGCTTCTCCCGCGAAGTCAAAAAGATAGTTTGCGTTCTGCGTTACCGTTATTTTCCCCGTATATGCTGAATCAGCGTTTGCTCCCGCGTGGCTTGTGCTGCTCGTTCCAATATAGAAGCAAAGGTTGCAATCAGGAATACCTGTTCCGCTTACGCTTTGAAAGTTCGGGAAAGTGAATCTGACATGGTTTACCCCAGTGTTCGGTGTAGTAAATTCATATCTCGCTATACGATAATAAATACCATCCCATCCGATTACAGCCGAAACGCCGCCCACATCATCTTGGTAGTAATACGGATTTGAAAGAGTAATCGTAGCCATTGGTTACACCTTCTTGAAGAAGATTCTGCCCGGCGTGCCAGCAGGAGGAAGCTCGGTTCCATATTGGTAGGAACTCAACACCGTGTTTCCTGCGGCAAGCAGATTCTTCAACCCCGTCGCGCCATTCGAGGAACCCGTACCTCCACGTGTGACGGGAAGCGCGCCTTCGTTGATGTCGGAAGCGTCGTGCTTGTGTTCCGGCACCTCCACAGATGGCAACTGCGCCGCAGGCACTTTCCCGTCCCCTCCAAGACTCGCAACGCCGTTTGCGGTGCCTTTCTGCGCGGCAGGGATTGCCCCAATGCTCGCGGGAGTGATTGGATCGCTTCCGTTGCTTGCGTGCTGACCTGCATGCGTGGCGAACAGATTCAAAATCTTCCGAATTGCATAATTCAGCTTTACATCGCTTATAGCCTTCATCGTTTATCCCCTTTCCGGGAGGAGGCATAACGCCCCCTCCTTTGTGACTGTATACAGCATCACCCGCCCGGATGGTGCTTCGTTTCTTGTTGCTTGCCCCACCCCGAAGGGCGGTGCTGTTGTGGTTAGTTAAACTCAACTCCACCGCTTTCATAAAATCGAAAACCTTGCAGCATAAAGGACTTGTCATTTGTGCTATTATGTGCCGAAAAGAAAGACAAATAGCTTTCGCCGCTGTCCGCTCCGCTGGAACCGTAATAAAACGCTTGACACATGACTGGTTGCGCATCATCAGCGTTTACATACACAAACACCTTTGCTTGCACCAAAGTGTTTGGCTCCAGCACTTTCGCAAGCGTCGCTTGATACGATGCACTACGATAGAACACATTAAGCTTATCGGCATATAGCGTAGCCTTAGCAACAACGGTAAACACTTCAGAATTGATAAACTTCGGGTCTAACTTGTGTATGATTTCGCCGGAGATGGATACCGTTACCGAGCTTGCTCCATCTAATGGAAAAATCGTCGCACCCGCACCCATCTCTGTTGCCACATCGGCAGGTAAAACTATCATACAGAAAGGATGTGTCCCAGTAGGTTCGCCGGTCTCAAATACGCCAACGTCACCTAAACTAACCGCACCAGGCATCAGATCGGAAAGGTCTGCACCAACGCACTCGTAATTTGTGCCGTTGTAGTTGACGGTGTATGTGTCGCCAACCAACACACCCTCAATGACGGAAGCAATCAGCACCTCGCCAGTTTCGCTGCCAGAAGGAATCGCAACAGTCGGGGGCAGCAGTTCGGCATATTTCACCCAATGCGTCCGATTCAGCACATGACCCGCTTCGCCTTCATTGGCATTCCAATCGGATTGTGCTGCGCCACTCTCAGGAACCTCCACCAACTCAGCAGCTTGCTCGGCTATCTCTGTTTTGTCTGCCTCTGTAAGAACATAATCTTGCCCTTTTTCGCCCTGTGCGCCTTTTATTGATGCCTCACATACCAGCGCGCACATTGAATCCATCAAATGCACCACTCTGCATACGTAGCCGCCAGTGGTTATGATGATGTCACCTTCTTTTACATCCCTATCATTTGTTTCAATATCGGCATACATTATACTGAAATGATCCCCAATATCCCGATCATGGCTATTATGACCGCAGAATATGGAAAAGCCTGCTGCGCCCGTTTCGCCTTTTTCGCCCTGTGCGCCTGTTTCTCCTTTATCTCCTTTTTCGCCTTTGAGATCAGCAGAGCTTGTGCCGCTTGCGCTTGTGACTGTCAGCGTTGTGCCATTCCATGAATGAGTGCAAGAGATGCCATCTGCGCCATCTGCGCCCGCTGCGCCTGTTTTGCCTTTTTCACCCTGTGCGCCTTTTATTGATGCCTCACACAGTATCGCGCACATTGACTCAAGCAGATTTGTTACTCTGCATATGTAGCCGCCAGTTGTGATGATAATATCACCAATTTTTATGTCTCTGCCGTTTGTTTCAATATCGGCATACATCATGCTGTAATAAGTTCCGATGTCTCTGCCAAAGCTATCTTCTGCATAGAATATGGAATAGCCTGATTCTCCTGTATCTCCTTTATCACCCTTTGCGCCATCCGCGCCATCTTTACCCGCCGCGCCCGTTTCGCCTTTTTCACCTTTTTCGCCTTTTTCGCCCCTAAGCTTTTGCAAGCAAACAGCATAAACGCGAGCAAGTTGTGAATCTACGTCCACAACCTTATACAGAAAGCCGTTGGAGCAAATGATAAAATCACCCACCTTAGGCGTTTTATCATAATTCTCTAATGTGTCATACTCAATAATATATGTCGCGCCGACATTAGTACCAGTTGTTGCTTTATTGCACCAAAAGATAGTTGCGCCATCTGCGCCATCTTTACCCGCTGCGCCTGTGTCTCCCTTATCTCCTTTATCACCCTTTGCGCCATCAGCACCATCTTTACCGGCTGCGCCTGTGTCACCCTTTGCGCCTGGCTCACCCTGCGGCCCTTGCGGACCAGTTGCGCCTGCGTCACCTTTTTCACCCTGCGCCCTGACGCCGGTGTTTGTAAAGTCGTTCTGCAACGCATCCCACTCATACCAGTTTCCGTCGTCGCCAATGTAAGAAGTCTTGCCGATGGTTTGTTCTGCCCTTGCCGCGTATCTCTCGGCTTCGGTTGCCCGTTGATCCGCCAGATTTGCGCTTGCTACAGCCTGAGTTGCAAGGCCTCCTGCCGCTATTGCGTTCTGCCTGGCGTTTTCTGCGCTCTGACTGGCAGCTTCGGCACTCTGTCTGGCGGCTTCAGCGCTCGCCATCACGTCATATTTTGAGCAGTCACAAGATTCTCCGGTGACGTTTTCTGCGACTTCTCTTATTTCGTCTTCGAGTTCTCCAACCTGCTCTTGAAGGTCTGCAATGGCAGCCAACACCTCCGAACTGGCCTCGGCAGATTCATCTTCTGTGCCAGAGTAGGTCCCGGAGAACATTGCGTCAATGCCGGTTTCCGTTACCCAAGCCAGCCGGTTTTGTGCCCCAATAGCTGTAGGCGTAATCGGATCGTCTCCGCCTGCTGCGTGATGAGCGGCGTGGAACTTTTCGACGGGGCTTGCCTGGTTCAAGATGTACGATCGCGTATTGATGGTGTCGATCATCACCCGGATAAGGCTTCCACTTCCGAACTTGCCGTCGATATTACTTACGTTATTTCCGCAAGCGTCATAGAACGGGAAAACAACACCGGCAATCATAACGCCGGTTACAGCCGAACAATCACAAGGCGCTTGGATGGTGATTTCTTCGCCGTTTACAGCCGGTTTGGTTCTCGGCGCACCATTTTCCTGAACAATTAAACTCGCCATTATACCCCTCCTTTAACCAACGACAGCGGTTGAAACGGATGCCAAATCCGATGCCGCCGGAACATTGTGCTCTCCGTACAGTTTGTACAGCGCGCCCTTACCGTCTCGAAGCACGTACAGCCGCGCCACATCTGCCGGATTGCTTATGTCGGGATCGACAATAATGGACACGATGTGGTTGTTGCCTTGCGTTCTGGCGCTCAAATTGAGCTTGTTTTCTCCGTCGATCTCCATCACGCCGATTGTGTTATTTGTCGTTTCCTCCACAATGACCTGAGGATAAGACGGCGACTCCACGCGAATTGGTCCGGTTACGTTGCCGCCTGTCTTTGAGAGAAAAGCGTCCTTTATTTTCCCCCAAAGATAGGAGAGCCCGCTCATGTTTAGGTATTTGTCTGCCATATGGCACCTCCTTTAAGATGCTACGATTGAGTCAATTTCTGCATTCGTGATAGCGTCCGTCACCTGTACGCATCCGGCGAGATCAACAGTTCCGCTCTGCACATCCCACCCGGTGCCATTCCAGACGACATTATCTCCGGCTTTGACGCCTTTCGACGCATCAGCCGCCGTAATGTTCCACATATCGCCGGTGACATTGCCAGTCGCGGGGAGCTCTGCATAAGAAGCTTTCGTGCCCTTATACTTCACGGCGCTGGTGAGCTTGTTGTCCACTTCCGCCTTGGTATAGGCGTTTGTGATGCCGTAGCCTTCAAGCGTGGCGGCAGGAGACTGTTTGCTGTTCGCCATGTCATACGCAGCTTTCACCGCTTTGGAAGTGGCGGCGGTAGTGCTGCTGTCGGAGTTAATTGCATCAGACATCTGCACAACGCCCTTTTCGCTGGTAGATCCGTTTGCCACAGAGATCGTGCCGTTAGAAGTCGAAATGTTCGCGCCAACCTGAGACGTGGTGACAAATCCGCTGTCGTTTGCGATCTGACTTGTTTTTGTGGGGATGATTGCCTTGATTTTGCTCCAGAGATAGAGTAGACCGTTATTGTCGAGAAATTTTGCCATAGGTATTCTCCTTTACACAAAACTCCTGAGCAGCGCTTCAATTTCCATATTTGTAAGCGCCTGCACGTCCTCGTCCTCCAACTTCCCCTCCAGCGCTAAGTTAATCTCGTCAAGTGTGTCGCCGAGATCGGTGATCGCCTTGATCGGATGCTGATCTTTTTCGTCCCTGTTTGTCGTGTCGCCGTGATTCGTTTTCGGCGAAAGCGCAACAACGCTATCAACGCTCATCTTCACGCATTGACAGTTGTTTGTGCTCACGCTTACCGGAATATCCTGCGCGGACTGTGATATTCTCACATTCATTACAGAACACCATCCTTCAGGATGCCCTCAATATTGATGTACTTGATTCCGGATGCGAACCTTTCGTTCCCTATGCCAAAGCGCATCTGTATCTGTACAGGATTGTTTTTGCTGCTGAACTTTAATGTGTCTTCCTCAGAGAGATAGACAATGATATTCGTTCCGTCCACAGTACAGTCCGAAAGAGTCTTGGAAAGAATTACTTTGTTCCGTTGGGCAAACGAAACATCCAACTTGTCTAAATTGGTGCAGTCAATTCCGGTATTAAGGGTCAGCGTTTGCGTCGATCCCCGTCTCATTTTGTCACCCCACTCGCGACATCGCGGCGTTGATGTCTACATACGTTGCCGGCACCAGACCTGTTGTGCTTCCAATGGTGTCCTGTGCAATTTCTGCGCTGTATGCCGCCTCAATCGCTTTCTGTGTTGCTGTAGCCGCCGCAACCTCAGCCGATTCTCTACTTGACGCGGCGGAGTTTGCGCTTCCCAAAGCCGAATCCGCAAGCTCCCTCGCGATCGCGGCTTCCGCCGCCGCTGCCGTTGCGCTCAGCGCTGCGTTCTGAATGGTGCCGATAATTTCTTCAATCTGCGACTGGATCTGCTCAGCCTGTGTCGGCGTTGGATCAATCGGCTCGTCTGCATCTGCAACAAACGGCGCAGGCTTGACTTCCAACTCTCCGGACAGAGATCGCATACGTTTGCCATTTACATAGCCGTCAATCACAAAGGCAGCGACTCCATCTTCCGCAAGCGGCTCGCCGGGGATCGGCACAAGATATGCTCTCGTGCTTTCGCCGATGTTCTCCAGGAGATCGATCGTCAACGTGCGCTCAACGGGGTTTTCACCCTTGGCGTTCCAGAACGTAACTTTCTTTGCGTAACCATCCCACTCGTCGTCAAACTCGATACGCATGAAAGTGACGTTTGCTTCGTGCTGCACGCAGGCGACTTTGTTGAAATACGCAAGGAAATTTCCGCTTATTTTTATGTTGTAAATTCTATTCATCGTTTCACCTGCCTATAGATTCATCTTCCGTGCCGGAGTAAGTGCCGGAGAACATCTCGTCAATGCCATCTTCTGTTACCCAATCCAACCGGTTTTGTGCGCCAATGGAAGCAGGCGTGATTGGGTCGCTTCCGTCCGCGGCATGTTGAGCTGCGTGGAGCGAATTGTCCTCCAGCTTTTTCACTCTACGGTCAATGGAGGTTGACTCCTGTTCAAGACCCAATATGGATTCCTCGGCCTGATTTATGGTACTGATGAGCGTGCCCTTATCCGTCTTGATCGTGGTCGTTGTGGCGTCTATTTCAGATATATTGCTGGAGTCCAATACAGACAGCCGATATTCGAGCTCGTCCTGCAACGAGCGCAAATAGCTTGCGATTGTGTTAATTGCCTCAATCTCGCTTTTGTTTGCCAGGCTCCCAAGCTGGGAGGTAAACATCACGAAATCTCACCTCCTTATACGAGAATAGGGACAAACTGCCCTTGCAATCTGTCCCTATGCCGTGTCATAGAGTAAAACTCTGTCTCGCGGTAATATTTACATATCTGCGATGTGCTTGTTCTGCGACATCGCCGCCTCGATCAAGAGGCTCGTCTCATAGTCCTGATGCTCGGAATGGTCAAGCACTTCGGCAAACTTGCGCTTGATTTTCACGCGCTCGCCGCGCTTAATCACACAGTTTTCGCCGTTTACGGCTACGTACACGTCGTCCTTGTACTTGTCGTTGTCCTTGAAGAGCTTGACTTCCACATATTCTTCCATGTGTGCGGCAAGCTCAGCAGCCTGCTTAGCTTTCTCTGCATCAGCGGCAGCCTTCAGTCCGGCTTCCTTCTTTGCATCGTCAACGATCTTCTTCGCCTCCGCCTTTGCTTCTTTCAGCATGGCGGCGATCTGCGCCTGAATATCGGCAAGATTCAGCTCATTGCCTTCGGTTTTTGCCATTATTTTTTCCTCCTTTTTTGTTACAAGAGGGAGGGGAAGGAGGAAAAACCCCTCCCCCGCCCCATCAACGAGCCTTAGTTAGCAGCACTCGAGAAAGTGCATTTGGACTCGATGCGGACCATGAACTGCTCCACCAGACGCTCGGCGACCTTAGTAGCCTTCCAACCGCAGGTAGCGCGCTGGTTCAGGGCATCGGAAGTACCGGCAGAACCGAGCTGCTTCACGATGTGCTCAAGGCCGCCACCCTCGATCTCGGTGACGCCGTACGCGTTGTCGCCCAGAATGAGAGTGGAGTAAACGCCGCCCTCGAAAATCTTGGCTTCGGTGGTCTCCACGAAACGAACACCGGCAATCTTGCCGATCTCGCCCTCGTACCAATCCTGCGGATCACAGTAGGTACGGACAGCCTGCCACGCGGGATCGTTGGTCAGGTCGTAAGTGACATCGGGATGGATGATGGCAACGAAACTGTCGCCAATCTTTTCGGCGTTCTGATTCTTGAGCGCGCGGACAGCCTTCTTGATGTCGTCCACGGTCAGTTTGTTGTCAGCAGTCAGAGCGGAACGAGAAGCGACGCCACCGGCGTAGACAACGTTGGTGCCGCCGTTCAGCACTTCACGCGTGATAGTGTCCAGAGAAGCGCCAGCCTGGTTGCCGAGCAGTTTGGTCGCCTGCACCATCGTGTTGTCGATGGCGGTGAGCTGGAGCATATCGGAGATGGTGACATAGCCGCCGTACTGAGCGACAGTCGCCTCAACCGTGGTGACGTTCAAGCTCTGACCATCAGGCGTAACGCCTTCGGTGAGAGGCGTGGTCAGCTTCGGAAGCGGACTGAACTTGCGGAACTCGATGGTCTTACCACCATTCTTGGGAATGGGATGCTTCTGGCCGAACTGATCGTGAACCAGCTTGGGAACAGCGTTATCGATGAGATAATCGCTGTAGTAGACTTTCATCTCATCGCTGAGATCGTTGTTGCCGGCGGTGTTGTTGAGCAACGTGGTCTGAGTGTTCATGTTGGCGAACAGTTGCAGGTCGTAATACTTGGTGAATTTCATTGTTTGTAATCCCCTTTCATGATGTCAGGGGAAACGGTTTAGAATTTGATTGTTTCCCCTCGTTGTGCGCGTCTCGCAATCTCTGCACGCTCTGCGCGAGAAAGACTGTGGACGTCATTTTTGACGATCACGGCGCCCTGAGAGGATGTTCCGTTTTCTTTGGGTCTTGCGGCTTTGGACTGGATCTTCGCGGCCATCTGCTGACCCGCCGTCTGTGCGGCTACCTTTGCGGCGTTAGCTTTGATCTCGTCCATGTGTTTGAGCTCGTATGCCTGCTGTACGCTCAAGCCAGACTTCAGCAAACCGAGGAAGTCTCTGTCAGCGGCTTCGGTTCTGAAATCAAATGTCGGGTATATCTCTTTGACCTTTTCGGCATCTGCATACCAGGCGTTGATCTGCTGCTGTGCCTGCTGTTCACCAGCCTGTCGTGCGCGCATACGCTGAAACTCCGCGTTCTCGCGTTCGAGTTTCTTCATGGCCTTGAACTGCTCCACCGTCAGTCCAGCCTCATCTGCCGCGCTTTCCCAATAAACGTTATCCTGCTCTAATGCATTTAGGAGCTTTGCAGGATCACCATCAGCAATGTTGTAGCGCTGCGCCAGCATGTCCATGATGGGCTTCTGTGCGCTCAGGCTCGTCTCCATGCCTTTAGTTTCCTTGAACCTACGATTCAAAGCGGACTGGAACTTCTCGGCGTACACGTCTTTGTATTCGCCGTTTATCAAATCGTCAAACGCTTTGCGCCGCGCTTCCATCGTGTTGGAAGTGGTGCTCACTCCTGATTTGTTGGCGTTACCCTCGCCATTGCTCCCGGCGGCGGAGCTTGCGGTTTCGGCTCCAGAAGCGTCCTCCTGCTTGCCAAACACCACGTTGTCAAATGCGCCCGGCTTTGACCGGCGGCTGCCTCCGGTCTTAACCTGTGTCTCAGCCTTTGGTAATGCGCTCTCCGCTCCTGCTTCGCCTCCGGCTTCTCCGGATGCACCTGCTGCGCCGTCGAACAGGCGCAGGTTCACTTTGAGCAGTTTGTAATTGTGCATGTATCCATGCTCCTTTCTGCGGTCTTTCCCGCGAGTCATGCGCGGTCTGTTCCCGTGAGTCAATCGGCGATTCCGATAATCTCTATCTCCACATGGTCCGGGTAGTTGTCTGCCAACTGTGCCAAACCAATCGCTGTTGCTTCAAACACCGCCGCCGTGCGTTCCCCACCCTCACAGGCGATCACGACTTCTCCCTCGTGCACATCGGCGTTGATATACTCCAAGTCCTCGCTGTTGTTCTCCAGCCAGCCGAGAAGCGCATATACGATGGAGGACGCACCGGCGCATACTATGTCGTTGCCTTTGTCGCTGTATTCTGCATGTCCGACAACTACGAAACTATGCGCCGCGTCTGCTCTCCGGTACTTTGCCCGGATCATCCTTGCGTCTCCATGTTGGGCTTCGCGTTTTCAGCCAATCTCTGACCATAATCGGTCATGGTCGCTGTCTGCGCGGCTTTCTGTGCCTGCCCCATGCTTCCGCCCTGCGGAGGCTTAGATGCGCTTACAGGCGCTCCAGACGCCTGAGAGAGCCCAAGAACATCCTGCCCGGTGAGCTGGTAGACGATCGCGCCCATCTTCGCCATTTGCTGCTGCATCATGGCGAGCTGATTCATGAGCGTCTGTCCCTGCTCAACCTTGTCGCGGACTTTCTCAAGGCCGTCGAAGTCCATGAGATCAAGCGCTGTCAAGCTCTGATCCGCGAGCTGGGGATTGAAGAACCCCATCGTATAAAGCTCTTTGGCAAGCTCGTTCTGCGCCATCTTGGAGTAAGGAGAACGTTTCTGCGGCTTCACCACAATGTCAAACACGGGCTTGCGCCGCGCTTCCACATAACCAGGCTCCATTTCCTGTCCGGGATATGCCGGCGGAAGCGTCTGCGGCCGGATTGTGGCGTTGGAGAACTGAATGTACTCGTTGCGTCCGGTGTCATTTGTGATGCGGAAGCTTCTCTGCTCGTCGTAGAACTGACGGATCAGCTCGATGGCGAGGTAACATTCCTGTGTATAGGAGCGATAAGAAGCCGCGATCATGTCTCTGGACGTCTTGTTTCCCGCTTCCTGCAACGCAGCAATCGCGGCCGCCGCCGTGACACCGCCAGAGGAAGATCCCTGTGATACATCGCGGTTGGAAGAAGTCTCTTTCAGCTCGTCAATCTTCATCTGCAAGACGTTCAGCACATTGCCGCCGACCTGCTGTACCTCGAAAGGCTTGATATTGTTGATGTCGCCCTCGAACTCCACGAGCGGATCTGACCAATCCAACAACTGCTCTTTGTTGATGCCTGCGCTCTTCTTCACGAAGTGACGCACACTCGCAGCCTTCATGGAGTTTTCAAGGATGATCTGACTTAGCTTGTCGATGTAGAGCTGCGGGCTCTTCATGACGGCGATATAGCCAAAGCCAACCGGCGTCCCCTCTTCAGGGAATAGCACGTCAAACTCGACCGGATACCGTCCGTGATCGTAGAAGCCATCCTGCTCATACTGAGGATCGTTTTCAGAAGCAAACAGCACTTCGCTCCCGACGAACTTGCACAGGTGCAAGATCGTTTTTCCCTCCGGCGTGCGTTTCTTGTAGTACCAGTCAACGATCAGGCTCTTGTCGCTGACGTCCACGTTGTCATCGTGCACATACTGCTTGACGTCAATAACCTGTCCGCCGAGCTTGTTCTTGAGCTGCGGGTATTCCTGCTCCAAAAGCTCGTTGTCTTTCAGGCTTACGACGAACAGGTTGCGGCTGTTCTGCAAGTCCGTGATGCCAGGCTCCCAAAAGATGTTGAGGATGTCCATAAAGTGAATGTCCACGTCCCCAAGGCCATCTTCCAAGTCCTGATTCCAGAACACACCCTTTGCGGCGACACCGTGCTTGAGCTTGTACCACGCTGCCCTGGAGTATGTGTCCTCGTACTCATTGCGCTCGAATACAACAGGGAGAATGGCGCTCAACGTGTCCGCGTCGGGCTCGTCCATCTGTTCTCGCGGCAGCACATTCGGCTCAGGGTAGTTGTCCATGATGTCCGCGTGCTTATTTGCGATGGAGTTGAACAGCCATGCGCTCGCAGGCTCCGGTCTGCCGTCATCGGAGTCTTTGCCGCGAATCACGTCCCAATGGCGCAGCTTCCACCAGCGCTCTTCCTCTACAATTCGCGTTTCCAGGTTGCTCTTGCCGTCTTTGTAGTCTTTAAGTGTGGCAATCGCTCTTTCAATCGCCTTTTTATCAATGACCTCAACGCGATCTCTCGGCGTTTGATCGTCAGCCGGCTCTTCCTTTGGCCTCTGCCCAATGCCAAGCATCTGAGCAGCGGCGGCCATGTAGTCCCCAATGGTTTTGCCGGCTCTGTTCGGTTGTCTGGGGTCAATTCTCTCGTCCATGCGCCCCTCCTTAATACTTGCGATAGAATGCGTATTTATCTCTCACCGGCTCATCAGAGCTCAGCGGATCATATACTTGCGGTTTGCGTTCCTTCACCGGTACAGGCTTCATGGGATTCGCCATGCAGAGATAACGAACTTCATCCGCGACGTGGTCTTCCTGCTTGGTGTTGATGTCTTCCGGCTTGTGCTCGTCATACATCAACAAGGGTATGGTGCGTATAAACGCCTTACAGCAGGAGAACACATACATCATCGGCACACCGTTCTCGTCGAATTGCATTCTGTAATGCACCTGCATCCAGCCCGGTATGCGCTTATGATCGCCCGGCTCAAAGTAAACGCCGTACCTCTCTGCCGTTTCCGCGATGCTCACACCATGCGAAGCGTCCCATATTGCAGGATCAGCCACGCCCTGTATGTGCTTGCCTTTCAGCCACGGATGTTCCGTTTCTATCCGGTGAACCTCTTTGAATATCTCGTCCGGAGCCCACTTCACTCCTGTGTCCGGCTCGTTAGGCACACAGCCATAAAGCTCCAATATGCGATATATCCTGCCGTCATAATCAATCGTCCACCACGCGCAGGAGAACGGCTTGGAATAGCCAAAATCGAAACTCCTCCATATCGGCCATTGTTTCGGCGGATCAAACGGCTCTATAACGTGCGTCCATAGCCTGTCATCGTAATGCTCTTTATCGTTGCGGAACTCCTCAAAGACTTGTCCCTCGTATACATCCCAATCGCCGTCTAAGTGAGCGCGGCGCTTATGCTCTGGCAGAGCTTTCAGCATATCGATGTACTCAGGGTTCGCGTCCATCAGCACCTTGTTGTCGTAGACGGTTGCCTGGATGAATACATAATCGTCCGGATTCTCTCCGTCCTTGAAGTTGCGATCAATGAAGATGCGCTTGATGTATTCATGTCCAACGCCGCCAGGGTTCATGGTGTAGTACACTCGCGGCTTGAAGTCTGTGCGCGTGGTACGCAAAGATGTGCAGATAAATGTGATCCAGTCTTCCGGGAATTGTGTGGCTTCCTCAAATATGATGCAGTCGAACTCCTGCCCTTGGTACTGCAACAGATCGCCCTCGTTGTCGCAGTATCCCATGAGGAATCGCGAGCCGTTAGGGAAAAGGAAGCATCGCTGGTCGCTGTTATACTTGGCGTAGCCGTAAAGCTCGCTCATGAGCGGAATAATGTGGTTGTTTCTGAGCTCCGGCATCGTGCGTCGCAGAAGCAGCACTTTCAGCCCGTCATAATTCATGCACAGCATTACGCCCTTGCGCCTACCAGCCCAAGATTTGCCGCCTCCACGAGAGCCGCCGTATCCGATGTGCTTTGCATCGGCCTTGAAGAACTCTATTTGTTTCGGGTTCGGCACTTCCTCGCGTAGGTGTTGAAATATCAACGGCTCCGGTAGCACGATGTCACCACCTGACCTCAAGTGTTTTCGCGTCCTTTTTGCCACCAAGGATAATCTTCTGCGGATTGCCGGACTCACTCGGCAGGAGCATCTTCTGTGCTGCATAACCGCCGTAAGCAAGCCAGCTCTCCGCGGAGATCACCGTGTAGCTGCGGATAGACACTTTCTCATTCCTCGTGTCCACGACAATCTTGCTCGGCCTTGATACCGTGCCTTTATGCGTATGCGCCGCGATCATGCAATCAACGCCGTCAATGATGTTGCCGAAGCGCTCGTTCCTATTGACAGTTGCTCCGGTATATATACCACCTCCGGCTCCGTGCATCACAGCAAACGAGTGAACAGTCTCCGCTTTTTCTCCGGTCGTGCGCGTGCCCAAGGACAGTTTCACAAAGGCGATGTTCTCTCTGTATAGGTGTTCCAGATCCAGCTTGCACATGATGTCAAAGCTGATGTCCTGATCGTCGTCTTTCACCGTTCTGCGCTCATGGTTGCCACAGACAGAACAGAGGATGCGCTCACGGATCGGAGTTAAGTGCTCCACCATTCTCTTCTTCTGTTCTCTTGGGCGAATGACCTCATCAAAAGGATTCGCAACAGAATTGCGTACAGAGTTATTACACAGGTCTCCCAGCAGCATGATGTATATATCCGGCGTATCTACTACTTTTCGGCAGAACGCTTCCCACTCACGCGTGTAATGCTCCAACGCGCCAAGATGCACATCCGCCACAGGGATGATCGTTATCGTATTCGTATTGGGAAACGTGTGCTTTATCATCTCAAAGTCAGATAGCATCGTCAGCCTCCATTACTTCGCCCATTCTGCAATCTCGCCTCGGAACTCAACCACAGTCGTTCCGGTATTCTTCAGCTCTCCGTCAATGTCAAGCGCCTGCGGAGCTTTGCCGTATACATTCTCGAAGAACCACTTTTCTATATCAGCCCTCACCTTTACCGGAGTGTTGGGATCATCAGCAATAGCTCGCAGCTTCTCAGGTGCGGTCTTGGCGTACTCTGTCATAATCACGGGCTTCTTCGGTCTTCCGTTTGGATTGCCGCTCGTGCCCTTGGTGAAGCGCCCTGCTTTATCCCTGCCATGAGGTTCTTTGTCTGCCATGCTCTCCCTCCTTCCGTAGATATGGTCTGTCACATACCATGCTAAGGCAAATTACGCCAAAAATTCCCCTTTTAAGGGGAATGCAACAAAAAAAGAGGACGCAGCTTCCTGCATCCTCTCACGCTCATCGAAACGGCGCCCTGCCGGTCAAATAATCCAATGATACTTCGAAGAAATCCGCCAACGCCGTGAGCGACGCCATCGTTGGCTCTGCTTCTCCGCGCTCGTATCGCCGCACAGCGTCCGGTGCCAGTCCGCACAACTCAGACAGCACAATCCTGCTGATCCTGCGCCGCTCCCTGAGTTGCCGCAGACGTTGCGAGAATACTGTCATCACGTCCTGCCTCCCACTCTCTGTAAAGCTGCATCCAACTTTCAAGCTCCATGCTGACCAACACTTTGCAATTATTCTTCTTATGCATCACGACCGGGATCTCACCCGGCTTTGCGTCGTGCTTGCTCTGTGCCATAGCGTCGTAAAGGTTGAGCCGTTCCACAGCTTTCGCTTCGATATGTATGCCGGGCAACCCAACAACGTCCGCATCACCGTTCGCGCCGCAATACTGTTGTCCTCTCCGGCAATCATATCCGTATTCGCGGAGAATGGACGCCAGTGCGCGCTCAAAACGCGCTCCCTTTTGTCTGCTATTGATCGCCATCGTCAGCCCTCCAATTCACTTTCGCTCATTACCTTTCACCATTTCACCATCAAGCCATATAGTGGGCATACAGCCGTATTCGGATGTGTTGTTTGCCTTTATTGCCACTCGGATTAAAAAAGAGAACTCTTCATCCGTACACTCCATTTCAAACGCAGTTGCATCGTCACAGCCCACTAAGCAAATCTTATGTGTTCTTTTCATCATTCAGCCCTCCACCATCTTTGCGCCGCAGTTGGGGCAGTACTTCCACAGCCACATATCTTCAAAACAATCTTCTTCGTCAAATATCCAAGACTCCCTACATTGGGAACACTCAACGCAATCAACATCTTGCCAGCCAAGCGGCTCTCGCGTTTTTAACCACCGCCCATGCGCCACTTCCACGGCATCCACGGTGGCCCGCTCTGCGATCATTCGCAAAACCGAGTGCTTTGCGTCATTCCAGCTCGCAGGCTTCCCTGCGACGGTGATGGTTAACGATTCAATTTCTTCCGCAAGGGTAAAGGCATCAATCAGACGCATCGCCATTCTCCTTTCGGCGGTTGAGGCAGAGGCATCCAGTGGGTGACAACATCTGTTCGGTCCACCAACCAATCCCTTCTGCCGTCCCCGTAATAATATACCAAACGGAGCCCATGTCCGCTGTAGCCGCCTCCATAAAGGACATGGCACAGGTAATATCCCGGCTCCTCCGGCAACTGTTCGCCCGAAATCCACTCCTGCACCGTTACGCCGTGGGCGATCAATCCATCGGCAATAACCTCTGCCCAATTCCTTGCACAGCCACCAACGCTGTTTTGAATAATCTCCACCAACTTTCCCCTAACGTCCATTGTCTGCCCTCCTCACCACGGTAGATACACTTCGTATTCTTCTTTTACGACGTGCTCTATGTCCTTCCATGTGATATAGCGATTTTTCACGCTGTCAGCATAGTAATTGATTTCTTCGGCGAACTGCCTGATGTCCTCGCGGGGTGCTTGGTGCTTATCAATGAGAACATAAAGCATCAGGTATATCATCCGTCGCATGGCCTCTGTTGTCGCTGCTTTCTTCGCTCGATTTACGTCCGCCATCGTTGAGGGCTGCCGGCGAGGGTTCGTCTTCTTATTGCCCACAGCTACCTCCCTGTACTGCCGAAGCCGCCGTCACCACGGTCAGTCTCTTCCAAGTGGTCAACCAACTCAGGAACAGGCAGCTCACACCTCAGGATGACCAACTGGGCGATTTTGTCACCTGCATAGAAGACATAAGGCTTGCTCGTGTGGTTGTACAGCTTAACTGCGATACTCCCGGTGTAGTGGGCATCGATAACACCATCTGCGGTGAGACCATACTTTACATTCAAGCCGCTCTTGGACTTGATGAAGCCGACTTGTCCTTCAGGGATTTCGACGTGGACTCCGGTGTCGATGGTCAGCGAGCCGACGACAGTTTCAATCTTGTGGATTCTTAATTCCTCGTCATAGCTTACCTGCGTAGATGCAGGAGGTACAACATAGACTGTGGGCGTATACAGGTCGAGCCCAGCATCGTAGGCGTGGGCTCGGGTGGGCATCTTCGCGCCGGGGTCAAGTGTGATGTTCATGGTTAATTCCCTCCCTGTATCTCTCCACCGCACGCGGCATATCCAGCAAGGTCAATCCAGTTGTCGTCCTTTGCGTGTCCTGACGCGATACGAGCGATTTTTAACAGGGCAAGCATGGCTGCAACATCTTTAGCTTCAATGTACATGGTGCCTTTTAGGTAGGCGTTCCACAGATCAGCAACGGTTGCAAAGTTGTTCTCGGGGCTGCCGTAGTCCTGCTCTCTGTCTCCGCACACGCACATCTTGGCGGTGTTCAGTATTTCTTCTCTTGTCATTGTCATTCTCCTTTCTTGTGAAACAGATCCCGCACCCACCATCTGAATATGTACCACAGATGTTCAAGGGCGCTTACTTTCCTGTAACCCATCATTCATCGTCCATCTTTGCTCCGCAGTTGTCGTCTTTCATAAAACACATCCAATGGGTGTTCATTTTCTTACCACTTCGATGCCCAAACAGAGGATCTTCACCAATAATGTTTAGGATTTTTCTTGTTGAAACGGATATATCCGACCACTTAAACACCAACACTCCGTCCGTCTTTAACACTCGCATACACTCTTGAAATCCTGTTTTTATCACCTCTTGCCAGTTTCCGTCCAAAGATCCGTACGCTTTTCGCATCCAGTTGGATTCTGTTAGATTTGTGATATGCGGAGGATCGAAAACAACCAGCGCAAATGAATTGCTTTCAAACGGAAGATTTGTGAAATCGCATTGGACATCGGGATCAATAACCAAATGCCTGTGTTTTTTCTTTCCGTCCTGTCGCAACGTTTTACCAAAACCACCTTCCCATTCTTCTCTCCGCTTGTCGCAGTATATAGCATTGGGATGATTCTTTTTGAACCAAATTGTTCTGCTCCCGCAAGTAACATCCAAAATTTTCTTTTCTATTACATCAATATCCATTCTCCCTCTTTCCTTTCTCCGTAAGAACAGAAATCATCTGCGTCTGGCGTTTCCCCGTGCCCCCATCTGCATTCTTCGTGGGGATAACCGCTGTTGTTGTCCTGCCAATATGCGCAGTCCCTACACCGCACAACTTCAGCCATAGCATCAGCTCTTCCGTCGGCATAGCCTTTGTCGTATTGGAATCGGTCGTACTGCAATGCTCGGAGCAGTTCTTCTTTGTCTACGTCCACGCCCAAAGACCTTTGCACCTCAAGAATTATCGCATCTTCTTTTTGTGTGTTGAGATCAGTTAAAATAGAGTTAATCGTTGACTCGATGATTCTTATAGGAGATTCATACATTCGCATCACCCTCTAACATCAATCAGCCGCATTGTCAGCCCTCCAACAATTCCGGGTTGTCATGGATGTTGCCGATGACTTCAAAATCTTTTATGGGGAAATAGTCATAATTTTTTGCTCCAATATCATCTTTGCTATCAACGGCAAAACTTGCAGTTTTAGTATTATAAACAACTTTGCCTATGCAAATTATCGGCTTTCCGTTCCTTTTTGCTCCGTCTGTTTGCTTATACTTGCCTATATCCCCCTCAAAAATCTTCGTGCCGTTCTTATCGGTCAGCCCGGTAAACTGACCAACGGTGGTGTGGTCAACATAATAATGGTCAACCCCATATTCATCTTCACCCGATTCAAGGAGTATTTTATGCGCTCCCTCCTGATAAGCATAACTACCGTATTTCCACTCCCAATGGCACCACCGCTTTCCCCGGAACAAAATTTCACGCATTTTCTGCACCCCCGGTAATTAGCTCCGAATACGGCAAGGTTTCAATCCAGTCACAGAAGGTGTGCCATTCATCCAGTTTGTGGTTCTTCCGGCTGTGATAGATGTTGTGCAACACCTCATAGTTCATCATGTAGGTGCGTTTCTGATTGTAGGAAGTGGGCAGAAGCTGAATCATCTGCCACCAATACCGCTTCATTAGTGCAGGCCGCTTGGATTCTTCCTTCATGGGTTTGGTCTTGGTTTCAAGGAACTTCTGCCGGAAGTGGTTCAGGGTGGGAATAATCACATCCTGAAGAATGTCTTTTCCGGTATAGTCATATTCCCCATCAAAACACACAAGTTCTTCACCCACCCATTCATGGATTAAATGTTCATGGCTGAAGTCGTCCAGCGTGAACTCCTTGGCATGGATCTTGTGCATGGTAGAACAGGAATTGCAGACCGTTCCGACTTTGTAGGTGTCCAGTTCCTTAAAGAAATATAAACTGCTGGTCACAGTGAAATAAACCGGGATCATCCGTCTGTACTTGGCATGAACGGCACCACCCTTGGCCAGATTGGTCATCAGCTTGCGGTCATTGTCACCAAGGACAAAAATGGGGTCATCATTAACACTGTCCATCTTATCCCAGCTATTCATGGGATTGCGCATCCCCTCAATGATGATCTCCCACTGTTCCGGGGACGGCAGGACGGTTTTTTCAATCTTTAACATTTTCAATGTTCCTTTCTGTAATCGTTCAGTTCCTTGTTTTCTCGCATAAACTGAGCGAGCATATTTTTAGCCATTGTCAGCCCTCCTCATACGGGCTCGGCATTGACCAATCCCAAATCGCCGCGCCCTCGTATTCGTTCTGGAAGTAGTTGTGCATCCCGTCTCCGTAGAACCACAACCAATCAGCCGGCAGCACACGGCCAACGTCTCCCACTCCCATTTTTTCAAGTTCCCATCTGAGAAGCACATCCTGCGTCAATGCAAGGAGCTCCGGCGACACAGGATTGCTCTCGCTGTATCCGTGGTATTGTTCAAATTGTGTAACCACGCCGATGATGTCATCCGGGAAGTATGGATCTTCACTGTCCACGCGGTTAAGGATCGTCCACACCACCGCCGCCTGCTCTGTCTCCGTGCAATTACGGCACTCTCCGTAAAGCGTCTTGGCGATGTACTCAGCAGCCAAATCGCGGTATTCCTCAGCGGGGAGCTCGATATATTCTCTTTTGACCACTTCCACCGGATACGTCACGATCACGCCTACCGGGACCGCCACTTCCTTGACGACTTCCATCGGCGTGTTATCGTCTTTAGGCGTCGTTCTCAGCGTCAGGATCACGGCGAGAACAACAACCGGAACGATCGCCAGGTGGTACAGCGCCGTCTTCGTTTTTTTCATTGCCAGCCCTCTCGTCCTTCCTACTCATCCATTCGTCCATAAGCCCGTGTCTTTCAATGATGGACAGAAACGACTTTATGTTTGAGCTCACGCCTCGTTTGTCGCCATATAGCCGTAGCCCTTGTACAAGTCCTTTTTCGCGGAGAAATTTATAAAGCGCGTTTCTGTATTTCACTTGTGCCTGCGTCGGTGTGTTAAGGTAGTCTTTTGCCGCCTTCATCGTCCTGTAGTTTGGTTTATGACTTCCGCTCTTGTGGATGTTGTCGGCCATTTGTGTTAAATTCATGATTCCACCTCACACGCGATACTTGGTGACATATTGACCATAGGTCAAACCCTCTTTTTTTGCGGCAATGCTGATCTCGCGCAATGTCATAACGCCCTTTGCCCGCAAGCTTTCGTCTGTTGTCACGGCGTCGAAGTTTTCCCCGGCTTCTCGCCGTTTCCTTGCTTCTTTACTGCACTCGTAACGGCAGAACATGGCGTGCTTTACGCGCGACTTAAACGGTTTCTTGCAGACGCGGCACTCCTTTGAGTACATTCCGTCCGCGCCTCTTAAAGGGTCCATAAACTTTCTCCTTTGCGATAAATCAAATTAACCTCTTTCCAATTCTCGTAGTGATCTTTTAGATGCTTCCGGAGGATCGGCTTCAGCTCATTCTTTCGCGCGCCGTCGTATTCCCTGTGACATGCCGGGCAAAGGGTGAGTATGTTTTCCTCGATTCCCAATCCGCCCTGTGCGCGGCTGATGTAATGCGCGCAAGAATAGGATGTCGGTGCGATGGAAGGCGCCGGTTTGCCACACAGAACGCAACAAGCCGCTCCGTCGATGCTGTCACGCGCGGCGACAGCTTCCTTTACTCTCTGCGGTATAGATAAGGCATCAGTTCTTTTTGCCATAAGAAGCCTCCACCAATCTCACGATCTCCGCCGGCGGCAGCGTCTCTATACCCAGCTCTTTACAGTCCTCCACCACAGCGCTGATGATCCGTGACATTTGTTTTGTGTTGTATGTGCTCGTGCCGTAATAAGCTCTTATGACCACGCGATCGCCGTCCTCGTCATAGTCCACTTGTTCTGTTGGCCATCCGATTCCGAGCATCTGCCAGGCGTGCCGGAAAGTCTTTGCTTCTTCCTCTTTGAGATGCCAGTCGCGGAACAGCCCATAGCGCTTCACATATTCCAGATAGCGCTCTTCTTTTGTTCCCCCAACGACATCCGCAAGCCTGTCCAGCAAAACCCACATATAAGCGTTGGCGTCCATGCTTCGCTTTTCGCGGTATTCCTTGAGCTCCACGACATACTTCCTGGGCTTCATTTCACCCACAAACTTCTTAGCGTCCCGGTATGGGATGGAGAGGCAAAGAAACGCTTCCTCTCCATCCACGATTACCTTGGCGTTTTCAAAGACAGCCCTCATCAGAACGGCAATTCGCCATCTGCGTCGTCGTCAAACTCGGAAAGATCAGCAACCTTTGCGACGCCGCACCCGTCTTTGATCCGCTGCTTGTAGCTCTCACTCTCCTTGACCGTCTTGGCGATCCACTCAGGGAGCTTGTCTACATCAGCCGGATCGCTTTCGTCGATGTCATACACGAGCGTATCAAGCGTGAGCTTCGGCACCGGCATCCCCTTCGGCAGTTTCATGATGCTCGCGAGGTTGGCGTAGGTCTTGCCGTTGCTGCCTTCCTTGTGGATGATCTGAATAAGGCAGGGAGCGCCGACGATGTTGCACAGGTTGAACTCGCCCAACTCTTCCTCGGTGAACTCTCTTCCACGCCATGCAGCGAGATCCCGGCGCAGGATCGCTTTCTCGTTCAAGCTCGCGGTGTAGCGTGCGGAGAATACGCGCGGTTTCTTCTCGCCGTCCACTTCAACGTATTCATCCGCGATCTCCCAGCCGATGATTACCTTGCGCGAGCTATTGCCATATCGCTCGTTACGCTGTAGGCCAATGTCCACGAGCATATAGCACACTGCGGCATAACTGCCCTCGTCCAGCATGGGGATGCTGCTGCCGGTTCCGTTTTCGCTGACTTTCAAACTCATTTTTTTATTTCCTTTCTTTTTGTTGTTTTACTTACTTTCGGGCTCTTCAAAGGCTAACGGGCAGTAATACCCAATCGTTCTGTCGTCTGCAATGTACTCTCCTGTGCGTCTGCATTGCTTCCGTGCATATGTTTCCATGAGCGGACAGTATTGGCAGCACACTCGATTTTCCGGGAAATTGATTCTCACCGTTGCGGAAGTGTAATATCTAACGCCTGATTCAAATGCCATACTCTCTGTCCTCCATGAGCTCCCAGGCGTCGTAGGCTGTCAGACATTCATCACAGCCCACGATGTCGAAGTTGTCGTTTCGGTACAGCGTGTCCGTCTCACTTCTGCAAACAGGGCATCTCGGTGTTTCCGGCTCTTTGCCGTACGGATGTCCCGTGCGCTCCATGTTGCGAATTACCGGATGATCTGGAACGCCTCTCATCAAAACTCGTCCTCCTCCACCGCTGCGCGCACTTCGTCAACCATGAGCGTCCGCAGGATCACCAGCTTTTCGTCATTCGGAAGCGAAGACTCGATGACCGCATACTGCGCTTTGTGGTAAATTTCTTTCTGTGTCATTGACAATTCCCCCTGTCGGCTTTACAATAGCCTTGGTATTTTTTTACTCATGAGCCGCTTTCCGGTCTTCCACACCGGGAGCGGCTATTTTATTTGCCAGTTTCCATACGGTAACGTTCCTGCGGCTTCGCTCGCTTCTCGCGTGTCCAATGGCCACTACAACGCCGTCGTGCGCCAATTCTGTCAGTCTCGGTCGCACGGCGTTCTCGGAGTATCGAGGTATAATGCCGTCCGCAATCAGCTCCATCGTGATGTCCTCCGCCGTCATGCCCTCCGGATGATGTCTCAGCACCTGCACGATGTGCCACCGGCGGTTTGGAATATCCGGCAGAACATCGTAGTACGCCGCCCTGCGGTTTTCCTTGCGCTCGTCCATGCAATCAGCCTCCGACAATCAGGCGAAAAGCGTTCCACGCGCTCTGCACGCCGCCGGAATTGTTGTGCAGAACTACGTCAGCCCAGCTCGCCGCAATCCACGCCAGGCACAGCAGGCCAAGCGAACAGAAAACGATTCCAAGTGTTTTGCTTTTCATATCTCGGTTACTCCTCTCAGTCGATAGTTACGGCTTCGATCCTGCTTCATGCTGAACGCTCTTGCGCGCTCAAAAATTCGTCCGCCGGTCGCCTCGTCAATGTCCAGCAGGTCATCAATCGTGCACTCGCTTGAGATGATCGTCGGCAGCTTCTCGTTGTACCGATGGTTGATGATCTCAAATGCGGCGTTGATGTCCGCCGGCGTCGGGCGCTGCTTCGCGCCGTCTGTTGCCTTTCCGGTCTTGAACAAGTCGTCTATGTACAGGACTTCCGCCTTCTTGAACTTGTTGATCAGCTCGTCGCGCTCCGGTTCGTTTGCGACCGCTTTGATCTTCGAGATGTCGTCTCGCCACAGCATGTACATAACTGCTTTCCCTTCAAGCAAGAGCTCTCTGCAAATCGCTGTGCACACATGAGTCTTTCCGCATCCGGATTGACCGCCGATGAAATACCACCCCTCCGGGTTCTTTGCGTATTCCTGCGCGGCTTCTTTGATGGTTTTCTGCCACGGCTCGTCTGCGTAAAATTTGTCGAAAGTGTAGTCCTTGATGATGTCCTTTAGTCCGCTCTTCCGCATCCGCAGAATCGTCCGTCGGATCGGAGCACACTTGCAGTCATACGCGGCAGTTACCCAATATCCGCTCAAGGTCTGTACGGCTTTCATGAGATAGCCCTTGTTGTGGCACACCTTGCATTGATAGCCGTCTCGCTCGTGCAGATTGCCCTCTGAAGCGTTGAAAGAGTCTGCGTCATACTGTGCCCATTCCTCCTGGGTCTTGTGGTCACAAGTAAGTCCCATGGAGTTCAGCCGGTTCACCAGCTCCCGCATTTCTTCCATTGCCGTTCACCCCCGTCTCGTCTTCCCAGCCCTTCGCTCTAAGCCACGTTGCCGGGTATGGTATGTACTGCCCACCGTCCTTTTGCCAGTCCTTCGATTTTTTCTGTTGCTCAACGCTGTGCAGGATCTTCCGGAAAGTCGCCTTATCCGGCTTAACCTGCTTCCACGCCTTTTCTGCATCTCCCTTGGATCTCTTTTTCGGGTACGCTTCCCAAAACTCGTCAAAAGGGGTAGGGGTATAACATTCGTTCTCTTTCTCTTTCTCTTTCTCTTTCTCTTTCTCTTTCTCTTTCTCCCTCTCTTTCTCTTTCTCGCTTGCGGTTTGCTTTGCGTTTGCTTCCGTTTTGCTTGCGCTTTGCTTTGCTCCTCCTCCGCGTTTGCCGCTCTCAGCTTTCCGTCTGCTTGCGTCAAGCGTTGGACGTATCAAACTGAATATTGCGTCCGCTGTGCCTGACAACTTCGGCTCCGTTTCATATAGCGCATAAGCGCAGATCGCAAGCAGTACAGCGGCTTGATCCCTCTTTGGGATCGCCTGGATTGCTTCGTAGTACGAGCGATAGAAAGTGAATTGCTTTCTGCTGTCCGCCACGGCTTCACCCCCTGATGTCCGCGCCGATATAGGCGGCTAACTTCGGCGGACTTATGTAGAAGCTCCACTTCGTGCTTCCCGGCATCTGCATCGCGTAGCCAATCGGCAGCGCGCCTCGTTTCATTCCTTCATAAACGAACCGATCAGAGACGCCCATGAGCCTTGCGGCTTCCTGCACCGTGATCTTATTCGGCTTGTTCATGTTTCGTCTCCCTTCTCCGCGAAGCCCAGGATCTCACGAATTACCTCCGATTTCCCCGGCTTGCCGTTTCTCCCCACTTCAGCCGGCAACTTTCCAGCTAAAATGCGATGAAGATAGGAACTGTCGAAATAATCTCCCGTGCGCTCCTTTACTTGCTCTATCAACCAGCTCTGGTCCTTTTCAATTTCGATCAGCCTGATTTTGACCTCTTTGCCAAAATCGCTCGTTTTTGCCAAAATTACTCCCTCCTTGCTTGACATTTGTATTGACAATTACGGAAAGAAGTAATATTCTGTAAGTGACCAAACAAACACGAAATTGCTTCGTTCCGTAATTTCTGCGTTCATTCTATTGCTTTATTCCGTAAATTGCAATAGGTAAATTGCGGAATAAAGCAATTTTGTCGTCATGCCCAAAAAAGAGGTGACAAAATTGAACGATATGTACAAACGCATAGAACATCTATGCAAGGAAAAGGGTGTAAACATGACCGCCATGTGCCGAGAAGCCGGCATTCCAAGGAGTAATTTGAGCGATCTGAAGTACGGCAGAACCGCAGCTCTCGCGACTGTAAACCTCAATCGAGTTGCAAATTATTTCGATGTGTCGATGGACTTCTTGCTCGGTACCGCCGAACAAACAAAAAAGCCCACCGACCAAAAGGTCAGCGGGCTTACGGATGCCGGGTATGAACTTCTTACTCCTGAGCATCGCCAGATGATCGACTCAATGATTGCTGCATTATTAAAGTCTCAATCTGGCGAATGATTGCTTTTTTGTTTTTCTCTGTTAGTAGATCGTACATTTCGTAAGGCGTTAGTGCTTTTTCTTGCGCTGGTGCCTTCATGCTTGCGTCCTTCCTTTCAACGGGGAACAGGGAAATTCCAATCCAATTATACTTTTATTTTACAATTTCGTGAATACGAAATCACTGGTAAATGTGGCGAGAGTGCCCAGCTACCACACATGAACACTCAACGCCACAAAAGGTTGATAGGTCGCTTTCGACCTGTGTTCAGCCTACCATTCCATTCCAATAAGCGCAACGCGCAGAAGTGAATTATTCGCTTCACTTCCGTAAATAGGCGCTTCACTTATTACAACGGAGGGTAGACAGAGTGTATTTAGAATGTGTTTCTTGTCCAAAAATCGGATCTTCCTGCGGCGGACCAAACTTCATCGCCATGTCCTCGCAGCAACTCTTGAATTGGTGCCGCTTGCGAAAAAAATTCCTTGGCTGGTCAAATGCAAAACTGGCGGAGATGTCCGCCATGCCGAAAGGGACCATTGATCGCCTACTCGCGGGGAGTAATGATACGGACTTCAAATTTGAGACAATCCGACCGATGATTAAGGCGCTGGTCGGCGGTGAGTGGAGCAGCAATCCGTGCCCGGTTCCGCCATCCGGTGATGTGCTGAAGCTGGAGGAAACCGCGCGCAACAACGAAGCTCACCTTGCGAGACGTGAGCAAGAGGTTCTGCATCTGACGAGGGAGATCGAAACTCTGGAGCGCCAGTTGCAGGTGAAAGACGCAGAGATCGTGGAGGCTCACGCGCAGGTGAAGCGTTCACGCAAAGTCGCGATGATCCTGTGCTCCGGTCTGATCGCCTGCCTGTTGCTTGTCATCGCCGCGATGCTGATAGACATGACCAATCCGGGCATGGGCTTCTTTTGGAGAGGATAAGAGTTATGAGTATATTTAAACGAAAAAGAGATACCGGACTTCTGCAAAAAATGAAAGACAGCCAAAGCGACTTTTTAACAAAATACGCAACGGCGCACCCGGACAACATGCCGGATGTTGCTGGAATATTTGCAAACGCTCGAATAATGCTCAACTCTTTAACCGAAAAAGACGTTGCGCGAGAGATGAAAACAAACGGAGTTAGCGCAGAGCTGGGAGCGTTAAACATTTTGCAGAACTACGCGATGGCAGAAATCGAAGCCGTGTCTATGAGAGATATGCTTTTAGGGGGAGACAGCGGGGCATATTCTTTGTATATGGCGATTAATGAAGAAAAACTCGAAAAGGGCTATATCGACATAGAACAATATAACGAGAATAAGCGCCTCGGATTTTGTTTGCGCACTGGACACCGCTTGATTTTTTAAATAGAAGTTAGATAGCAAACAAGTCGAATTTATTTATCATCGTAAATAAAAAAAGCCTGCCCGGTGAGGCAACACCAGGCAGACCACGCTGACGCTTTGCCCTTTCGGGCGGAGGAAACATCAGCGCGGGTATTATATCATAAGGAGGAAACATCATGCAAGAGGCAAAAAAGCGCAAGAAACGCCGTATGAGGCTCCCTAACGGCATCGGCAGCGTCCACCTAATAGGAGACGGCAAGAACAGAAGAAAGCCCTGGAGGGCGCGTGTACCGTCTCATATTGAGTTTGACGCAGATACCCGCACGGCAAAGCAAAAGTATATCACGCTGGGCTACTACGAAACCGAGAAAGAAGCGATCGCGGCGCTGTTCGATTACAGGAAAGATCCGTACACGTTGGAGTCCGCTACCTGCACATTCAAAGACGTGTTTGAGATGTGGAAAGACAAGAAGTATCCGGGCATATCAACGTCCGGGCAGCAAGGGTATAACGCCGCTTTCAAGAACTCCACAGCGCTCCACGACATGAAGATGCGAGACATCCGCGCTATACACATGGAGGCGATCATGCAGAACGTCGATGGCAAGTACCAAGTGCAGGCTCGTCTTAAAACGTTTTGGGGGCAAATCTTCAAGTACGCAATGGAGCACGACATCATTCAAAAGAACTATTCCGAGTTTGTAAAGACGCGTGACAAGGACGAAGGCACAAAGCGAACCGACATCCCTGTAGAGGATCGCGAAAAGATATGGGCGGCGATAGACGCCGGCGACAGAATAGCCGAGATCGCAATGATCTACATTTATACCGGGATGCGAGCTTCGGAGCTGCTGGAAGTGCGGAAAGAAAATGTTGATCTCGAAAACCGCATTCTGGTTGGAGGCATGAAAACGGAAGCAGGCACAAACCGCCGCATACCTCTGCACAAAGACATCGTGCCATTTGTGTCTCGCTTGATGGAAACGCCGGGTGAATTTCTTGTAATGCGATATGACAAAGGTGCGCCGAAGGCAATGGCATACCAACACTTCAAGCTCTATTATTGGGACCCACTCATGGGGAGGCTTGGGGGCATGACATACACCTGTCATTTCGCTCGCCACACTTGTGCTACAATGATGCGCGAGGCAAACGTACCGGATGACTTGCGTAAGCTCATACTTGGCCATAAGAGCGATGACATCACGGATCGGTACACGCATTATTCGGACGCGATGCTGAGAGACGCAATCGACAAGATCCCCAGCCGGGGATGTTAGAAAAAAGTGTGTATTATGTGTGGGTAAGTCACCGACTTTTAGGAGCTTTTAGGGGCTTCAAATGTTCAAAAAACAGCCGAAAAAGCCCTTAACAGCGCACTTTTCACCGTGTTTACCACATTATAAGTTATAACTTATGTATTATGATAGTAAGTAAAACCATTGAAAAATCAGCGTTTTTGCGGGGTTGTGTGTATTAAGTGTGTATGATATTGAGACTTTGACGAGCTTTAATATCATACAAAAACAAGGGAGAGAGCTATCAAGCTCTCCCCCTTTTTGCTTTATTTGCCGAATCCGCCAGAGCCAAATCCGGAACCAAAGCTGCTTCCAAATCCAGATTTTTCGGTGGACTTTTTGTAACCGGCAATTTCCAAGAGCGCGTCGTACTCTTCCTGGCTAAGACCCATTGTATCCATGTAATCCATGACCTTTTCCTTTTTGGTCGCGCCATCTTCGTCCGACTTCATGTCTCTCGTGGCGGCCTTGAACTCCAGATACGTCTCAACATCAATGCCTGCCGCATACGCCTCATATACGCCGTCTGCGCCGATAGAAGTTGCGCCGTACTCGTTCTTCAGCCAAATGTACTCCGGCACCGTCAAGCCGAGCTCGTCGGCATCCTGCGCCTTGTTGATCCACGCTGTGTCGCTCTCGTACTCGCCGCCGGATGCCTCCTCCAGCGCTGTTTCTTCTGCGTAGGCATACGCCGCGCTCAGAAGTGCGTTTGCCGTTTCCTCTGGCAGCGACCCAAACCCACGTCTCTCAAAGTCGCTGATAATCTCGTCAACAATTTCACCGCGATCTTCGATAAACTGTGTATATTTTTTGCCGCTGAGACTGTTTACTGTGTAGCTTTCCGGCTTGCTCTTCTCGATCTCGTACTTCGGATTCACGCCCACGGCGAACATATCGCTGTTCATGTCCTGGACAGATACGCCGTCCTTTGTCGCTCGGCTCCTGATGCCGCTCTCGATGTAGGAAGGCGTCAGGCCTGCGGCAATCAGCTCTTCGACGATCTCGTTGTACACTTCCATGTCACCCTGCTTATACGCTTTGTACAGAGTGTCCAAATACTTACCCTTGTTTCCGGTAATGGTGTACAAAACCTTGTTGATCTGATACTCGGCCATCGGATCATCTTTCACAGCAAGCACGCTCTTCACTACCGTTTCGATCTCGCGTTTCAGGCTTGACAACGGAACACCGAACAAATCACCGAGTTTACTTCCGATGTCGATCACTTTCTGCGTAGTCGTGTATTTGTCACTCAGGCCACGACGAGCTGCGTTAAGGAAGTCACCCACGCCCTGCATATCCATGCGCTTGACATCGAAGCCTTGAATAAGAGATACAACGTCCTTGACATAAGGGAACATAGACAACGGCTCGTTTGCCACGTTATCTGCAAAATGCCAAAGATAACGTTCTCCCCACGTCTTCGGTTCTTCGTCTCCTCGCTCGCCCTTGATGATCTTCTCCAACCATTCTTCATCGTCCTCGTCTCCACGCATTGTATCGACCAGAGCTGTGACCAGGTGGTTCACGATCAGTGT